TATTAGATGAGGAATAGATAAAATCACGAGAAATAGAATTAGTACTTAATGTATATGTGCCGTATCCGACTTCCCATTCAGATGTGGTTTGCCCTGCAATAGCATAATACGTGATGTTTCCATCACCGATTGTACTAAATGTTTGGTAGGGTCCTACTGCACCTGCAAGCGAAAACGCCCCAGTACCAGTCGATACTGAGGTTTCCTTAACCCGGTCTTTTAGAACTAGAGCCATTTTAGACTCCTATTCTAGGCTATACGGATAATTGCGTCTGTTGCGTCTGCTGTTGGGAATATGATTGTAAAGTCACCAGCGGTAGATGTCTTGTCAGAACCAAAATCTAACACTGCAACTGCAGTATCATCACTGCTGTTATATATTAACGCGCCTCGTGCTGTAATAGTTGCGCTTGACCAGGTAGTGTCTGCAAAGTCAATAAATGCTGTAGTGCCAGAGGATGTTGGTATTTGCGACACAGTTAGTGTGTTACCACCTGTTGCGTATCCACCGCCGTTAGCCACTTCGCCAGTAGTAGAACCTGAATAAGTAGTTGTACCCGCACCTAATGTTGCAGCTGAGGTAAACAATGCAATTTTGTAAACCTCTGTTGTACCTGTATTAAAATTTTGTGCGCCGCTCAATAATTGAACTTTAAAGCTCGTGCACATTGCTTGTGAAATTGCCATTTTCTTTCTCCTAAATTACATTACTGGATATCTTACTTGTCCATTGCGATATGCATCGCGCCTATTTTTACCATCACCTAATTGTTTCAACAAGACCATAGCCTCATCGTAACGCTTTTGATACGCTGCCATAACATCAGCTTCACCCTTCATGTAAGTGTAAGCTTCTAATAATGCGCCATATAGCAATACAGAATCAAAGTTATTGCCCAACCAACTAGTACCCGCAGTAACAATAGATTCTGGGTAATAGAAGTAGTGCAACTCCATACTGTAACCTGCGTCTGGTGTTGGTCCTAATATAAACGTGTTCTGATCAAACTGTGCGTAATACTCTGGGGTTCCGTAGAACGCGGCATCAGTATCAGGGTACGATGCGCGAATAAAGTTAACATCTTTATCCAGTAAGTACGTAAACTCATTGTTGCCATTAATTAAAGCTAGTGAAAACGTTGCTAACCAATCAGAAGGACAAGATAAATACTTGTTACCGCTAGTTAGATTGCCAGTCACGTTCTTACGCAAGGCAGGCAGTTGAACTGAGTTATAAACCCTTTGCTCTGCTTCTTGTATGAACGTGTCTATATCAGTCGTTTCAAACTGATTTTCGGTGTAGCTTTCAATCGCTGCAACTAATTGGGCGTAGTTCATTGGCCTACCTTATGCCATTGGACCGCGTGAAGTGAAGCCTTTTGTAGCAGCACCCTTACCACGTTGCGCAACGCCAGCTGTTTTAACTTCATTACGTGCAGGATTACCGCCGCTTACGCGACGAGCTGGAATACAGCCATTAGATTTGTCTGCACTTATGTTATTTGGATCAGTGTTGTAACTGATATCCGCGTTAGGTACCACTTGTGGTTGTTTATATTCAGCCATATTAACCGCCTTTTTGATTAGCTGCACGAGCTAAGTTACGACCCATTTTCTTCATGTCGATTGATTTAACTGAACGTGCTTTACCACCTTTAGAAACACCACCATCAACAGGCAGTTTAACACCATCGATGCCTAACTGTTTGCCTTTAGTTTTACCCTTTTTATTGATACCTTGTGCGCCTGCTTTAAATGCCATTTTATTACTCCTAAGTTGTTGTTACTGTTACGGTACCGACTTGACCTTCGGCTACTAAATAGTTAACCTCTAAATTAAACGGATCATGTAGCCCTACTGGATTCCAGCCCCATTGTATTATCCTACTACCTTGCAACGGAACCCCAGTCGCGTCGGGATTAACATTCGTTGTTTCCGTTAATTGTAACCCATTTAACCCCGATTGATAATAGCTTGTATCTGGTCGTGGGTCTCTAACCGCTTGCGGGTCATTAACTGGGTACATACCTAGTTGTAATTGTGGCTGATCCGGTTCCCAACAATCCTGGCACACAAGGATATTAACATTTTTAGTCTTAATAACCAACCGTTTAAGTTGTGACAGCTTAAATCTGAATCCACACCTATCGCATTGGGATATTGCGAACTTACCACTTGAGTATTTACTGGCCATAGCCTACCTCATGAACTGCATACGTGGGGCTAACCGTATTGCTGCTTTCTCTCTATCCTCGTCTGCTGCGTTCTGGAACTCTTGTTCGTACGCGGCTTTTAACATCTCGGCTCTAGGTAGTGCCTCTGGTATTTTCATACTTAGGTGGTATGCTAACCCTGCAACCATAGCAGGTAAGAACCTGAACGGTATATCTTGTGTGTTAGATCCACTTGAGCCCGCGTCTTGGATTCGGCGTAGGCGGTAGTACACTAAGGTGTAGTAGTTACTTTGCTCTGGAGCTGGCCATACACTTACGTTTGGCGCGTTTGTTACGGTAACAGCTGCACCAGCCGTGTGTGCTGCAGCGATTGTGTTTTGTTGCCCACGACCTAGATTACTTAGCGTACCAGCAGAAGACGTCGTTGATTTAGACAGATTGCTGTAGCTAATGATTTCATTGTCTAACTTAATGAACCCTGCGGAGCCTAGCATTGTCACGTCACTTAACTCAATTGTTGTAGATGAGGCAGTGATTGTGGTTGAAAGCGTAGCGGTTGTTGCGTTTGTGTTACCTGATTGACGGTTAATCCAGATTTGAATTGGGCGGCCTTGCGCATTTTTGTTAGGTATAGTGATGTAGGTAGACTCACTGATACGGGTAATATTGATGTCTGTTTGGTTTTGGCCCGTACCTGTACGCACTACTTGATCTAGCAGGTCAATGGTTTCGGTAGGTAAGGCATACATAATCTGCCCTTGAGTCAAAGGAATCTCGCCTTGCTCTACAGTCCACAAGTTAATGCCGCGGTTAGCCCACTCAATAGTAAGCAGGTTTAAACTACGACGAGCAGTACGCAAGTCATATCCAGTGCGTAGCTCAGAGCCGCACCTCTCAAAGGCTTCTTCTACTAGATTGTTGATGTCTAGATTAAAGGATGATGTGCCTGACGTTGCTGTGTTTAGAGCCATATAATCCTTACCAAATAAATACTACTTCTACTATACCTAAACTAATGATAAGGTAGTTGTTCTCTTCTATTAACTCATGTTGCATTCCTACAGCAAAGCCACAAATCATACTTATACTATAGAATTCCATCATGATAGTTCCTTTACTTTTTAGCAGTTAACGCTGACTTCTTAAAAGCGTCTGAAGTGGGTGCCCCTAAACTTCCAGGTTTACGCATCTTTTCACCAGACCCTGCCGCAATACGTTTCTTTTTAGCATCGATATTTGCATACAAGCCAGGAAGGTTTACATCACCACCCTTTTTATACTCTTTCACAAACTGAGGCTTGTCCTTACGTACAATGGTCTTACCCTTTGCACCAGGCATTTTATCCTTTTTCATGCAACCCATTCCACGTGACGGTCTCATTATATCATTCGTCCTCTAGTTTTACCGCGTTGTGCACAGCCATCACCACGAGATGATGCTCTTGATGAAGTAGAACCACCAGATGCCATACATTTAGCTTTAGCTTTAGGTTTTGCTCGTACGCTACCACCTTTTTTCATACCCATTGGGTTGTTAGTGCTAAACCTAGGTTCATCAGCTGCTTTTGCTTCCGTGATTTTTTCAACTACTTCGTCAGCTGTACGTGATGGGTAGTCAATTACTTTCTCAGCAATTGCTTCTGCTTTGCGGTTGGCAAATGGGCTAACTTCACCTGCATCAAAGCTATTACGTGAACCGATGTTGCCTGTAGGAGTCTCTACAGTAACTTCTTTCTTAGTTACTTTAGTTGGCTTGTCGTCTGCTTTCTTAGCAGCCTGTTTAGCTTCCCAGTCTTTAATACGTTTCTCATTGTCTTTAACGTATTGTGGCTTACCACCAGCAAGATTACCCGCACGGCGGTGTGACTCAACAGCATCATTGGCCATCTTCAGCTTAGCTGCTTTAGCAATCTCTTCAGATTTCTTTTTCTGGTCGTACTTAGAATCTAATGCACGTTTACCAGCTTCGTATTTAGCTTCCTCTTTCGCTTTTTTATCAGCGGCTTTGCCAGCTTGATACTTTTCCCATACGTCGTAGTCTTTCATATTATGCCCTTGTCTTTCCGCGCATTGCGCAACCATCAGCACGTTTAGATGCTGAACCTACTGAACCGCCTTGTTTAAGGGCTTTTAGATTAGTCTTTTTGCCGCCGTGTAGTTGGTCATCATGCATCTTTACTGCTTTCTTAACCATCTTTTTGTCTTGCGACATATCAGATTTTACATCGCCACCTTTTTTGTATGATTTAGTTGCTTCATACTTCTCAGCAGCTTTTTTGTTCTTCATGTCTTGTAGCTTATCCTTAATATCAGGAGGCATATAATCTTCGTCAGTTGCTTCGGATTTTACTGGTTTTACGTTCACTGGTTTTGCTTTATTGTCAGCCATATTAGTTCCTTTAACATTTCCAACGTTTTAATGACGCTGCTTTACGAGTAGGTTTGCCATTCTCGTCTTTCATTGGGCCTGGCATACCTGACATACGGGCACAAAACGATTTCTTGCGAGGACCACCTTCTGGCTGAGGAGCTTTTAAGTTAGACCCTGTTGCTGCATTGTATTTTGCGCGTCCTTTAGCAGTAAGTCCAGCACCTTTCGATACTGGTAATTTCTCACCACGACCAACCGCTAATGATGGACCGCCTTCTTTAAACTTCTTGCCCTTGTCCGCTGCATTAAACTCTTTTGCTACTTTAGTAGGAATACCTACCTTCTTAGCGAATTTAGGGTTATGTGCCGCAGCAGCCATTAGTTTAGCTTGAGGTT